GTTATAGTTGTTGTAAATCCAAAATCATCATCAGCGTCAGCAGTTGTCGGATTAGGAACTACAACAATTCTTTCTTCTTTTTCTGCACTAGTGCCTGTGTCGTTATATAAATCTGTTTGAGCAGTTTTAATAACTTTACTAGAATATATAGGGCCATATAGATAAGTTTTTGCTGTAAAGTTTAATGTATAGTTTACAGCTCTTCTTTGTGTAAATGAACCATCATATGTATCCTGATAATCAACACTATTTAGTGTTATCGGTACATCTCTTTTTATACCCATACTTGGTATTGCATTTACTGTAACTGTATAGTCTGGTTGAAAGTATGGTAGTATTTGTTCTATAATACATAGACCATCTTCAGCAGTTGCTGTAAATGAATATAAGTTAAATGACAAATTGTAAGGTACAGGATTGTATTGATAATATTGTTTAGTTGCGTCTGAAGTATTTACATTTTTAAACTTACCAACTCTTTGTAACTTACGAGATGAGTCATAAGACAAACCAGCAATTTCAAAACCCATACGAGGTAATGACATTGCCATTTCTCTTTGATCTAAATTAGGTTGTTGTTCTAATCTTGTTAAAAACTTTTCTTTAGGCGAATATGCAAGAGGTACTTTTAATCTTTGTATTGTACTACCATCGCCATCTTTTCTTACAATGATAATGTTATTGAATATTGTACCAAATGATACAACAATTTTTCTTAATGATTCGTGGTAAAATTGTTTTCCAAACATTATGTTTCATCAACCTCTCCGAAAGGGTTTCTTTCTGTAAAGTCTAATATGTCATCACCTGTACTAGCAGTATCAAACCCAGCGTCAGCATTGTACGTGGCGTTATCAGCATAATCTCTAGTTTGTGTTGCAAGATTTTTATCTTCGTGTGTTTCTGTCAATAAGAAGTTTATAGTGTTTAATGTAGTATCAGAATCCTCTAACATGATACCACCACCATCTTCTAATGTTAATTGATGTTGTAATTGGTCTATAGATAATCTATCTTCAGCAACGTCAATTTCTGGCACACCAGTGTTTAATTTTTCTGAACTATATTCAAATCTAGTTGTTTTTAATTTATAAACTGGCAAATTGCCTAATTGAAAAAATGGCTCTTGGTCTTCAACAAACTGTATTTCAAAAAAACTGTTCATTAAAGGTACATAAACTAAATCACCTTCGTTTGGTCTTCCTGTTTTGATTAATGTAGCTGTACTATCAACTTGATTTTGCCATCTACGTTTAGAAATCATAAATGTTGTATCTTCTCTAATTTCTAAACCAAATTTAGATACTAATTCTTGTTCACCTGCAAATCCTTCAGTTGTTTCAATATACATTTCTAACATATATGATTGATCAAATTTAGATAGGACATCTTCTCCTAAAACTAAATCGTGGTTAACAAGTGTTCTTGGTAAATAGTAACAATCGTGGCCGTAAATTTTTAGACCTTCTATGATTAAATCTTCGTGTAATCTTTTTTCAGAGTCATTTCCTATACCATTGCCACCTTGAAAATAATGATTAACTGGCATGGTTTTATCCTATCATATACGTTACAGGCGTTTCGTATGTGCCTCTTATTTCTTCTTCTAATTTTCTTATATCTTCTAAAGCTTCTGAAAATATTTGTTGACCATTTAGTGTTACACCACCAATCATAGTAACACCATTAAATTTTGATAGATTCGCACCCCATTGTCTTTTAAGTAATGCAGTAACATATCTTTTTAAGTATATGTCGTTATAAACGTCTGTCATAACCGTAGGGTCTAATTTTCTAAAACATTCAATAACAAGATACTCACCTACTGATATATCTGTTTTCCAATCCATATCTACAAATAATTTGTTATTGTATTGATTAAATCTAATAGGTTTTTCACCTACTAATATGTGGTCTAAAAAATCTAAATGTTTCATTACCATTTCATAATGAATAATTGAAGTAGATGAAAAATCATATAGATCATTTAATCTCATTTGATATCGTACATCAAACATATTTTGATTACCTCTATTTGATAGAGGGAATATTCTTGTAACTGCTAATACAGCTTCTGGTACTACTATGAAATTATTTTGTTCAGTCCATGCAGTAGTAACTGAATTTTTAGTAACACTTGACGCAGTATCACCTGTAGGTGATTTAATTCTATCTACGTCTGCTTGAGTTACTTGATATTTAAGGTATGTTCTTTCAACGCCATCATAATGATATTGAGCAAAATATTGTAACGCTTCATCTATTCTATCTTCAGCCTGATCGTCATCTACATTTATCTCAATGACAGGCTTGCCTAATGTTCTTAAAGCGTACTGTTTTAATTCTTCTCTTGTTGCTGGGTTGGCCATACTAATCCTTTTATACTATTTATACGATTATTAGGCGTTGCAAAGACGCAATTATGGTGTGTCTAAAAATCGGTTTAGATTAATTGATTATTAACTTGCAGAACCAACAATTGTCTTAACAGCAGATCCAGTTGAATCATTAATTACTAATGTAACAGCACTAGCAAAGTGTGAAGATGTAAGGCCTGAAATCGTGTTTGATCCAGCAGCAATTGTTTTGTTTGTCAAAGTCTGTGTAGCAGTCAGTAACGCAATATCAGCTGTATCTGATAAATCAGTTGAAGCAATAGTTATGTCTGCACTACCATCAAATGACTGACCAGCGATTGTTCTAGCCGTTGCTAATGTTGTTGCTGTGTCAGCGTTACCTGTTACATCTCCAGTAATATTACCTGTGAATGTACCAGCAATCGTACCCGTACCTGTAATTGTAGGTGACGTTAATGTTTTATTAGTTAAGGTTTGTGTTGCGTCATTTAAAGTTATATTTGACGTATTAGATAAATCTGTTGAAGCGATAGTTATATTTGCTGAACCATCAAACGATTGACCAGCAATTGTTCTAGCAGTTTCTAATGCAGTTGCCGTATCGGCATTACCTGTAACATCACCTGTTACGTTACCTGTAACATTACCTGTTAAGGCACCTTCAAATGTTCCTGCTACAAATGTTTCTGAACCAACAGTCCATTTATCATCTGTTTCGTTCCAAACTAAAGTTTTATTTGTAGATGTTCCTCGTTCAATCTCTATACCACCGTCTTGTGATGGTGTGCCTGCTTCATTACTATTTAAAGTAATAGTGTTATCAGCAAGATTTATAGTTTCTGTATTTACTGATGTTGTAGTACCACTTACTGTTAAATTACCAGAAACGGTTAAATCATTAAACGTTACATTATCTGTAGTAGATAAACTTTGATCTGTGTCGGATAAATCTGTAGCAGCAATTGTAATATTAGCACTACCATCAAATGATTGACCAGCAATTGATCTAGCAGTTGCAAGTGTAGTTGCTGTGTCAGCATTACCTGTAACGTCACCAGTAATATTACCAGTAAATGTTCCTGCGATTGCACCTGTACCTGTGATTGTAGGACTGGTTAAAGTTTTGTTTGTTAACGTTTGAGTTGATGTTAATAATACAACATCACTTGTGTTTGATAAATCTGTTGAAGCAATTGTTATATTAGCGCTACCATCAAACGATTGACCAGCAATTGTTCTAGCAGTTTCTAATGCAGTTGCCGTATCGGCATTACCTGTAACATCACCAGTAAATGTACCAGCGATAGCACCTGTACCTGTGATTGTTGGACTAGTTAAAGTTTTATTAGTTAATGTTTCAGTACCAGCCAATGTAGCAAATGAACCATCACTTAATGCACTATTAAATTGTGCTGTTGTACCAGTTAAAGTACCTTCAGATAAATCTAATGTTAAAGTGTTTGAAGCACTATCAATAGTTTTATTAGTTAATGTTTCAGTAGAACTAGCTGTAATATAAGAACCTAAATCTGATATATTAGATTCAGTAATTGTAATTGTGTTTGAAGCACTATTGATTGTTTTGTTTGTAAGTGTTTGAGAACCAGTTAATGTTGCAACAGTACTATCAATGTTTAAAGTAATTGTATCTGTTGTAGCAGTTGATGTTAATCCAGCACCACCAGCAATTGTGAAAGTATCTGTACCAACTGTGATTGTGTCTGTACCACTATCACCAGCAATTGACATATTTGAAGATATGGCAGCTGTACCAGCAGCAGTTAATCGTCCTTGAGCGTCAACTGTAAATGTTGGAATTGCAGTTGAAGAACCATAAGCACCAGCAGAAACAGCTGTGTCATCTAAATTTATTGTTAATGTGTTTGTAGCACCTGAAGTACTAATACCAGTTCCACCAGCAACTGTAAATGTTTCACTATCTAAATCAATAGCAGCTGTACCAGTATCACCAGCAACATCTAAATCTTGAGCTGTAACTTGTGAGTCAACATATGCCTTAATAGATTGTTGAGTTGCAAGTTGTGTAGCAGAGTCAGATGCCATATTGTCTTCATCTAATATAGCAGTACCTGAAACACTTGTATTTAATACAGCACTTGTTAAAGTTTTGTTTGTTAAAGTATCTGTTGTTGCTTTACCAACTAATGTGTCAGTAGCGTCTGGAAGAGTAATTGTTCTATCAGCAGTAGGGTCACCTGCTGTTAAAGTTAATTCGTTATCGTCACTTGTACTACCTTCAAATACTAAAGCATTTTGTACATCAATAGTAGTTGAGTTTACAGTAGTAGTTGTTCCTGATACTGTTAAGTTACCTGATACTGTTAAGTTATCATCAACTGTAACTGTACCACCAGCTGAATCTATAGTAAGATTTCCTGATGATGTATCTATTTCGTTATTTCCTGTTACACCGATTTGAATATTTCCTGATCCATCTCCAATAGTGTCACCACCTGCAGTAGATCCATCGTGTAAACGAAGTTTATTTAATGTAGTATCTACTGTTAATTCACCGACTGAACCTGTATAGGCATCGTTTTCAGCAGTAGTACCTCTTCTTAATTGTAAAATTGTTGGCATTGTTGCTCTCTCCCTTTTTTAACAAACTAACTTGTATTATTTATAATAATAAGTTGTTTAACTACCTTTGTTTTTAATTTTTAAATATAACCAAAATCAACTATTCCAACTGCCGCAACAATTGTTCCCATATCAATAATATCGAAACCTGGATTTTCACAATCCGTTATTACTTGTTCTAAAGAAATCCCAAAAGCATCTACTGGTGAATTATTAACCCCAGCTTCACCACCACTCAAATAAATTGTTTGTACTGCTGATTTGTCTAAAGAAGTAGCCTTCATTTCAGCAAATCTGACTTTACTACTATCTATGTTGTTTCCTATATAAGCCATTTAATTTCCTTATGTTGAAATATCATCTACTGTACTTACAATAACATCAAGTGAACTAGCAGTATTAGAAACGACTTTTAAAACGTCTCCACTTTTTACTACGTATTTAGCCCCACCATCTATTACTTGTAAAGCACCACCACTTTGAATTGGTGCACCTTTAACAAGGTACACGTCATTTGAAGAATCAGCGTCATTTAATATAACGTCAACTTTTATTTCAGCCGTTGTAATATTAGCGCATCCTATACCGATTATTGTGTCATAACTGTCAGCTGTAAATACTGTTGTAGCTGAAGTTCCAACGTTTCTTGCTGTGTATCTTCTAAAATTTTGTGCCATGTTTTCTCTCTCTTATTTATATATTTATAATGCAATTGCCATAGCAATAGCAAAACCTTTTGTTGCTCTGTTGTCTATTTGTGTTTGAATACTTGATGTAACACCATCTAAATAATCAAATTCAGTATTACTTACTGATCCAGATGAAATCTTAGCAGCGTCAATACCTGTTGTTAATTGACTGTCTCCAATATTTGATATTGTATTACTAGAAGCGTCAATTGTTTTATTTGTTAATGTATCTGTACTTGTAGCCGTAATGTAAGACTGTAAATCACTAATTTGTGATTCTGTAACACTTAATGCTGCCTGGTGTTGCGTTACTGAACTTTCAGTTATATTTGCGTCAGGTACATTTGCCCAAGTTACTGAAGCTGTTAAGTCGTTTGTTTCTGTAAACGAAGTTAAGTAACCAGCATCATTTGTCCATTGTGATATGTTACCAGATTTATTAGTTAATGTGTCTGTACTAGAAGCAGTTATATAACTTGCACCATTTGTTAACTGATTATTATTTGTAGGAATATCACTTGTAAGTGCTACTGTACCTGTACTTGTTGGTAATGTCAAAGTACCTGTATTTGAAATTGTAGCAATTACTGGACTAGTTAAAGTTTTATTAGTTAAAGTTTGTGTTGCGTCATTTAAAGTAATATTTGACGTGTTAGATAAATCTGTTGAAGCAATTGTGATATTAGCAGTACCGTCAAATGATTGACCAGCAATTGTTCTAGCAGTTTCTAACGCAGTAGCCGTTGCAGCGTTACCTGAAGTATCTTGGTTACCTGTTGTATTAACACCTGGTAAATTAATATTTGCTGTGCCATCAAATGATACGCCACCAATTGTTCTAGCAGTCGCTAATGCAGTAGCTGTGTCAGCATTACCTGTTACATCACCAGTTACATTACCAGTTAAATTTCCTGTTACATCACCAGTTACATCACCAGTTAAATTTCCTGTTACATCTCCAGTTACATCTCCAGTTACATTACCAGTTACGTTACCAGTTAAAGCACCTTCAAATGTTCCAGCAACAAATGTTTCAGAACCAACAGTCCATTTATCTGATGTTTCGTTCCATAATAATGTTTTATTTGTATCATCACCACGTTCTATTTCAATACCACCATTTTCTGTAGCAGAACCTGTAGCATTTGAGTTTAGAACAATTGTGTTATCAGCTAAATTAATTGTTTCTGTATTTACAGTTGTTGTTGAACCTGAAACTGTTAAATTACCTGTTACAACTAAATTATTTCCTATTGTTACGTTATCTGGTAAACCAACCGTTATTGTTCCAGAACTTTCTGATACTTCTACTTCGTTTGCAGTTCCAGAGAATGTAATTGTTCCACCTAATGAAGTAGCAGTTGATGTAGTTCCATCTGTAACAGTTATAGATGAGTTTGCAAGTTTATCATTACTGATAGAACCAGCTAACTGAGCATTTGTGATTGTACCAACTAGTGAACTTGTAGGATAATTTGTTGCGTCTGATAAATCAAAAGCTGGTGTTGCGTCTGATCCACCTAATGATAATTGAATACCACCATATGATACTGTAGAGTTTGCTAATTTAGCATTTGAAACTGAACTATCTACTAATTGTGAAGCGTTAATAGTTTTATTTGTTAAAGTATCTGTAGATGAAGCTGTAATATACGCACCTAAATCAGAAATATCAGATTCGGTAATTGTAATTGTGTTATTTGCACTATTAATAGTTTTATTAGTTAGTGTTTCTGTACCTGTTGTAGAAACTAATGTAGCGTCTGATACAGCAGTATTAAATTCAGCAAGAGTACCTGTTACAGTATTATTTGTTAAACTAATAGATTTGTTAGTTAATGTATCAGTAGTAGCTCTACCAACTAGTGTATCAGTTGACGTAGGTAGTGTTAATGTTCCTACATTTGTAATTGTAGCAATTACTGGACTTGTTAAAGTTTTATTTGTTAATGTTTCTGTTCCTGCTAATGAAGCAAAAGAACCATCTGATAATGCACTATTAAATTCAGCAAGTGAACCAGAGATTGTATTACTTCCTAAAGCAATAGTTTTGTTTTCTAAAGTATCAGCAGAGTCCGCTAAAATGTACGATTGTAAATCTGAAATATCAGCTTCAACAACAGTAATTGTGTTACTTGCAGTATTAATTGTTTTACCTGTTAATGTTTCAGTACCAGCCAATGTAGCAAATGAGCCATCTGATAAAGCACTATTAAATTGTGCTGTTGTACCTGTTAAAGTATTATCTGATAAATTAATTGTTTTGTTTTGTAAAGTATCAGTACTATCAGCAAGTATATAAGATTGTAAATCAGATATGTCTGCCTCAACAACAGTAATTGTGTTGTTAGCAGTATCAATAGTTTTATTTGTTAACGTATCAGTAGTATTTCTACCAACTAATGTGTCTGTAGATGTTGGTAAAGTAACAGTTCCTGTATTTGAAATTGTAGAAATAACAGGAGAAGTTAAAGTTTTATTAGTTAAAGTTTGTGTTCCTGTTAATGTCGCAACAGTTGAGTCTATATTAAATGTTACATTATTTCCTGAACCAACTGTATCAATACCAGTTCCACCTGTAAACGATAAAGTTTCACTATCTAAATCAATAGATAAAGAACCGCCTGTATCTGCTTGAAAGTCTAGGTCACTAGCAGTTACTTGAGCGTCAACATAATCTTTAACAGCTTTAGCAGATACTAAAGTGTTATGTGAAGCAGATGTAGATGCTAAATCGGTATCTAAAACACCAGCAGCAAAGTCTGCAACTTCAATATTTGTAATTGAGTTACCAGTTCCATTTGCGTCAAATGTTTTGTTTGTTAAAGTGTCTGAACTTGAAGCAGTTATAAAGGCAGATGTAGTATTGTCGTAATTTGATAAATCATTATCAACAACTAAATCAATTGTTCCATCAGCGTCTTGGTATGTAGCAGTAATAAGTGTTTCTGTGTTACTACTAAACATTGCACCAGCAATGTCTTGTACTCTTTCAGCGTTTAGAGTTACAGCACCAGAAGTTACTGTAAAGTCTGTAGAATTAAATGAAGCAACACCTTTATTAGATGAAGTAGCTTCTTCAGCAGAAATTGTTAAAGTGTCTGTTGCAGATACAACAGCGTCAATTCCTTCACCTGAAGTAATAGTTAATGTATTACCTAAATCTAAATCTTGTGTATTTGATCCATCAGAAATTGTTATCTTACTATTTGTTAATGAACTGTTTCCAATATTTGTTAAAGTATTTGAAGCACCACTTATAGTTTTGTTAGTTAATGTATCTGTCGTATCTCTTAATACAATTGTACCAGAAGCGTTTGGTAAACTTATTGTACGATCAGCAGTAGGATCGACAACTGTTAAAGTTGTTTCGTATGCGTCAGCACTAGCACCTTCAAATGTAAATGCGTTTTGAATATTAACTGCTGTTGAGTTAACTGTAGTTGTAGTACCATTAACTGTTAAGTTTCCTGTAATTGTAGTGTTACCTGTTACAGATAAATTATTTCCAATTGTAACATCATCTGGTAAACCAATTGTTAAAGTATCACCAGATACACTTGTTTCTATTTCGTTTGCAGTTCCTGAAACTGTAATTGTATCACCTAAATCTATAGCATTTGTACCACTATCACCTGTAAGTGTAATTGTAGAATTAGTTAAAGACGCATTGCCAATACTAGTTAAAGTATTTGAAGCACCACTTATTGTTTTATTTGTAAGTGTTTGTGTGCCTGTTGTAGTTACAAATGAACTTGGTAATGTTACTGTGTTAGATGATAAATCTAAAGTAGTTGCCAATTTAGCAACAGTAACAGCATTGTTTGCAATTTTACCTTCAGTTACATTTAAGTCAGCAATTTTAGCTGTTGTAACTTGGTCGTCACCAATGTGTTGAGTATCAATTGAACCATCTACATAATGCTCTGAATTTATACTGTCATCAGCAATTTTTGTTCCATCAACTGAGTCAGCAGCTAATTTAGCATTAGTTACAGCCAAATCATTTATTTTAGCAGTAGTTACAGCAAGGTTATCTATTTTAGCTGTTTCAACAGCAGCGTCTGCTAGTTGTGTAGTATCAACTCCGCCATTGTCTATATTAAGTGTAATAGCATTTCCACTACTTGCACTTGTTAATCCTGTACCACCTAAAACTGAAAAAGTTTCTGTGTCTAAATCTATTGAACCAGTACCACTATCACCAGCAATTTCCAATGAACTAGCAGTTACTTGAGCGTCAACATAAGCCTTAATTGCTTTTGCTGAAGCAAGTGTGTTATCACTTACAGATACACTTGAAAAAGTTGTATCTAAAACACCAGACGCTAAATCAGCAACTTCAATATTTGTTATTGAGTTACCTGT